AGCTCAAGGAGATGGGCTGGGAGGTTTATGACTTCCTGAAGCCCGTAGTGATTGATGGCGTTTGTTATGCCCACTACCATTGCTCAGGCGTGATGGGGCGCCCTGTGTCGAGCCCTGACCTAATGCTTAAAAAGCTCCATATGTCCACCGTGATGGGCCACGTTCAGGACCGGGCGATAGCCTTCAACAAGAGGGCCGATGGCAAGAGATTGACCGGGATATTCGCAGGGATCTTTTACACGCACGCAGAGGAGTACCTCAACTACCAGACTAACAATAGCTGGCGTGGTATCTGGATGCTCAACGAGGTTCAGGACGGGGAGTTTGACGAGATGCCTATCAGCCTAGACTACCTAGCTAGGACCTATATGGAGGATGAAGATGAGCGCACTGGATAAGCAGGAGGGTGGCAGCCACTACAAGTTGGCCATCCAGCCCATAGAGTATATTGCAGCGAATGAGCTCGACTATTTTCAGGGCAACGTGATCAAGTACATCACCCGGCACAAGGGTAAGAACGGAGCAGAGGACGTTAAGAAGGCCATTCACTACTGCGAGCTGCTGTTACACTATCAGTACAGTGACGAGGTATACGACTAATGGCAAAGATCCACTGGTTAAACAAGCCGGACAAACCAACGTCAGGCATGACCTTAACCAGAGTGTTCTGTGATGACTGTGGCACCGGGCTGCAGTATTGGCTAAGTCAGGAGGAGGACACAGCATATGGACTCTGCCCTGCTTGCCATCTGGGGGCGCCAGTAGAGGTTAGCTGGTCCGAGCAGATACAAGATGACCAATAGTGTTATAATCGAGCCATGAGCAAATTTATCATTGGCAGTGACCTTAACGATGCGGACCTTGAGCTGGTGCAGGACTTAGCTCAGGCGCTGTATGACCGCGATCAGTTACTGCTTGATGATGTTATGCACCTATCTAGACAACGACTGGAGAGGGCCTGTAGATGCTTCCAGAGCCCTTGTATATGTGAAGAATGAGACCAACAATATTTAATGATGAACTAGCGAGCACCATTTGCAGACGATTAGCCTTGGGCGAGAGCGCCCGGCAGATCTGTCGTGATGACTCAATGCCAGCACTCAGCACGTTAATGAAGTGGGTAACGGACAGTGACAAGAAAGACTTTTCGGAGCAGTACGCGAGAGCTCGGGATTGTCAGGCTGACTTTTACGCTGATGAGATTGTAGACATTGCAGATGAGCTATCCGAAGACGCTGACAGCAATGCGATCCAACGCGCCAAACTCCGAGTAGACTCCCGCAAGTGGAAGGTTGCCCGGATGTCTCCCAGAAAGTACGGGGACAAGTCGCAGGTTGACCATGTGAGCAGTGACTACTCCATGCAGCCTACCCATGTGACCTTGGTCGCTGAGCCCTTCCCTGATGACCCAAAAATGCACTAAGGCTGAGATACGCCTACCACCCAAGATAGTCTCGATCTTTGAAGGGTCCGCCAGATACCGGGGAGCCTTTGGAGGCCGTGGTTCAGGCAAGACCAGATCCTTTGCCCTGATGACTGCAGTGCGTGGTTACCAGTGGGGGATGGCAGGCAAGAGTGGCCAGATCCTCTGTGCCCGTGAGCACCTCAACTCTCTCGATGAGTCTAGCCTCGAAGAGATCAAGTCAGCTATCCGCAGCGTGGATTGGCTTAATTCCTATTACGAGATTGGTGAGAAGTTTGTCAGGTCCCGTGATGGCCGTATCAACTATGTTTTTGCCGGTCTGAGGCGAAACCTCGACAGCATCAAGTCAAAGGCTAGGATCATTCTAGCGTGGGTAGACGAGGCTGAGGGAGTGTCTGACAGCGCATGGCAGAAGCTAATACCAACTGTCCGGGAAGAGGACTCAGAGATCTGGGTAACGTGGAACCCGGAAACAAAGCGCTCAGCTACGCACAGGCGATTCAGGCTAGACCCTCCAGAGGACAGCAAGATCATCCAGATGAACTGGGAGGACAATCCCTACTTCCCTGATGTGCTGGACAAAGAGCGCAAGGATGACAAGGCTAAGCGCCCAGACCTGTATGACCATATCTGGAATGGCGACATGCTGATCCATGCTGATGGTGCGTTCTATGCTGAAGAGATGCGTGCAGTTAACAACGAAGGCCGTCTTGGTGAGGTGCCATACGAGCGCTCTGTTGGCGTTGTAACGGCTTGGGACCTTGGGGTAGGCGATAGCACTGCTATATGGTTTGCGCAGATGATAGGGCAAGAGGTGCGCCTTATTGACTACTATGAGTGCAGTGGCGTAGGTCTGGATCATTACGCAAGGGTGTTAGCTGAAAAGGGCTACCATTACGAGAGCCATATCCTGCCGCATGATGTACGGGTCCGGGAGATGGGCACAGGCAAGTCACGGCTGGAGACCCTTGATACCTTGGCAGTACGCCCGGTAACCATTGCCCCTCAACTGGGGGTGGATGACGGGATACAGGCAGCTAGGACCATGATTAGCCGCTGCTGGTTCGATCTCAAGAAGTGCGAGCGTGGCGTAGATGCTCTCAGGCAGTACCGCAGGGACTATGACGACAAGAACATGGTCTGGCGTGGCAAACCGCTACACGATTGGACATCACACTGTGCAGACGCATTCCGCTACCTAGCAGTCGGTTACAGGCCCTTTAATGACTGGGGTGACCCTATCAGAAGGAACCTTCAGGGAATCGTTTAAAACGTGGTATAATCGGCCTCATTCACGGACAACCTGAGCAGGCACGATGGCAAGAGATCCCAACAAACCTACCCGTATGGATGGCATCCTAAATAATATTCCTAAAATTCTGGATGAGCTAACGTACTCCCCTGAGTCTGTCGATAGACGATTTTCTAATGCAACGGCTAAGACGCTAGAGCCTTTTTACAAGCCCAATCTAATTAACGATAATCGGGTTCCGCAGCCGGTTTTCCCGCTGTCAATCCTAGAGGGCCGTGGCGTTCAATTTGTAGAGTCTGACCGCACAATGGCAGGCCCTACTTTAGTGGGTATTGGCAATCAACCTTTGGCTAGACATCTTGATTTAAATACGGGCGTTGATCATATTTTTTATCCCGGCCAGCCCACGACTGTTAACGGACCGCGAGGCAGCAAACCTATATGGGCAAGCGCTCCCGGTGTAGTCAATAAGTTTTTAAAAAGGGCAGCCGAGCTAGAAAAAACTACAGGACAGCCAACTTTCTTACTCCCGTTTGAGGGGGGCTATAAGTCGAATGATTGGTGGACGGGCACAGGTAAGGCAATGATTAACTACAATCTTGCCAACGCGCCAGATGATGCTTTGCGAATGCAGGAGCAAATACTAAAAGACAGGATTCCAAACTGGCCCGGCTCAGCAGATCCAATGGCAATGACCGTATGGGAGGCCACGCCCGGTTCGGTTAGGATGGGTATTACGCAGGAGCTGGATCAACTCAAAAATGTTGGCGGTTTGTCTGAGGGACAGGCGCGGGTGGCAACGTCTCGCGTAGAATCGCTGAACTCACCTATGGGAACGATAGCCAATATTGGGCTGCTAGACACACAGGCAGACTATCTGTTAAATAAAAGCCCTGATTATGGCGCCACCTTAATGGGTCAGCCGGTTGGTGTGTTAGACACCCCTGTCACCGCGTTTGACTTTACAAGAGAGCAAACAACAGCAACGGGGCAGCCCCTGAATATTCGGGCTTTACAAATGAGGGATACTAGCAAGGTAATTAGCCCAGAAGAAGTGTCAAAAGTTGTAACCTACAATGATTTGCGCGACTTAGAAGATAAAGGCATTAAGATTGACGAGCCAGCACCCAATGGCAAGAAGGATAGTGGCACTGATAGTAAATCTGGAAAAGCCCTTGGGGTTTTAGGGTTTTTAACTGGTTTCTTTAACTTGGCTTACTCCGGACAGGAAGTGGAAGCTGGAGTGCTTACAGGTACGCTTGAGAACACTGCAGACATAGCCGGTAAGGTTGGCAGGGTTGAGCGCAAGAAAGAAGCAGGTGAGCCGCTGACAGAAGGTGATATAATGTCGGGCAGAGGGGGTCAGACATTCCTGACCTTAGAGCAAGAAGCTAGAGCCAGAGTTTATGACGAATTTAGAAGACAAGTCAGCGAGTTTGACACACCACTATTCGACACCTCCAAAGCAGGAACAGTCACGATTGGAGATCGAGGAGGAGTTGAAGGAGTTTCACGGTATACCTTCCCGGAAGAGTATCAAGGCGCTACGACAGAAGTTGGCGTTGAAACGCCAGACCTCGTCGAGATAAAGCCAACCGATGAAGGCGCACAATTATTTAGAGAGAAGATACTAGCAGGCAAAGAGTCAAGCAAGTACGGGGCCGCAGTGGAGGCATATGACGCAGATACCTACAAGGACATGCGCTTATTCCTGACTGACGATGGCAGCGCAGGGTACGCGCTTACGTCAGACGGTGACATTGTTTCAGCATTCTCAACAGGTCAGCACATTGGTGTTGGCCCCCACTTAATCATGCACGGTATCGAGCAAGGCGGTAAAAAGCTAGACGCATTCGACACAGTGCTGCCTGATATGTATGCCACAATGGGTATGCGCGAAACCTCAAGACTAGCGTTCGATCCTACGCAGGCGCCACCAGATTGGAATGAGGCCGTGTTTGGCAAGTATCAGGGTGGTCGCCCTGACGTTTCGTTTATGGCCTTAGACCGTGATTTTGCTACCCCTGTATCGCCCAATATGGTTAATGACTACGGGGAGGCGGTTGATCTGCAGAACCTAGCAGTTGGGTTGCTAGACTCACCGACTGTCAGAGGCAGCGATCCTCTTTCGATCATGCCTGCACCACAGCGATTCTTTGATCCTGACAGCAAGGCATTTAAGCCGTTCCTGCAGGGTGATTTTGAGAGTGGCGGCAGATACCTTAGCATGGGTGAGGGCCAGCGTGATGTCTCTGGCATGTACCCTGACAGCGCATCTATCGCCATCTCTCCTGATGGCAAGCCAAGCTTTCAAGTGTCTGGTCAGTCTGCTACAGGTCT